TTGACCGACAAAGTCCTCATATCCAAGTTTGCACCACCATTGCTCTGGACAACAAGGTAGTACTTCGTCCCACCCGTCAGTACTGGGCAAGCATCGAAGAAGAACCTAAACGTATCTCTAACCTGAGCCCCAGAACGAGTCTGGGCAAAATCTAGAGCACTTGATTCTAGGGCTGTTGTGCCGTCTGAATCGTACAGGATAAAAGAACCCGCAGTAGGAGTAGTAAAGCCGTACCTAAATGCTGAAACAACAAAACTACGAACCTTGTACGACACACCACTCACCATCGTGAATGAGATGCCAATCTGAGTGTTTGACCCACCAGAGGCAACAGCATCATCAGCCTGAGCCTCAAATCTTGGATGTCCATACCAAGCAGAAGAAGTCCCATAACCAAATGGAGGAACACCCTGACCCGCAGTTACACCAAGAATAGGATACACATTCCTATGTGTATTACTCCATTGATGCTGAGCAGACATAAGACGTGGGATTTGAATCGAATTTCCAGCACCCCAGTCAGCATTGGAGCCTATACGGTAATGATAAGTCACACCTTTTGTCAGTGCCGCACTCAATCCAGTAAGGGTCTTCCAGCCAGTAGTTTGAGCGGTAGTGGCATGAGTTGATGTGCTAATAGCAGTACCGGGAGTAATTGCTGTAGTTGTGTTGTAAATTCCGTACAGGAGCGTTCCGGGAGTTCCAGTGACTGTTGCGATGTTTATTAGAAGCCTGTCAGCCGTTATAGTTGCGTCCGCAATGAATGTTCCACCTACCGTTGAACTCGTAGCATTACCTACCGTACCATTTGTAGAAGTCCAAGTAACCGGGCCGCGGAATGGTTCATACTGAGTAAGGCTAATCCAGTGAGGAAACGTACTTGCCGCCATTACCCTCTAAGCCCCCCAGCCATCCCCGGATGAACTATCAATCCTCCAGCGGATGGCGTATCAAAGTAGTCTAGAAAGACCGTGAACTGAGGGATTTGCGTTGTTGTCTCGGTAAATGAACCAGTGGCACGGTCATTTCTTGTTACCTGTTTTGCAACAAGCCCATTGAAGATACTGTCAAATGTAGTTGCTCCAATATTAACAACACGAAATTGATGTATATCTTTGTCAGCGTCACTGTAAACAACGTAGTACTTATTGCCACCAGTCAACACAGGGCAAGCGTCAAATGCATATTGCCTAACACCTTCAGCAAAAGCGGCTGAGTCTCTAGCCACACGCTTGTCATATGCATTTGAATCAAGAATAGTTGTGCCGTTAGTGTCATAGAGCCTTATTTCAAATGAGTCATCCCGGGTATTAGAGGGTAGGTGGCCACTGAATACGATTGACTTTATTTTGTATGATATGCCAGAAGGCATCTGAAACGATACACCCCACTCAGTCATATTAGTAGCCTCAAACGACACTAGCGTCTGATGAGTGGTTGTCAACGAGTGATAGCCATACCAGTTTGTTCCATCAGAAAACATTACCGCTGGATGTCCAGATGATTTTGTTACTGCCGTTGTTACACCATTGGCACAATATTCAAACTGCTGTGAAGTAGTAAGGTTACTCGTAAATGATGTCCTGAATGTAGCAGAGTTACCCGTTGCCCAGTTGTTTGCAGTGAAGCCAAACCAGTATCGAGTCCCCTTAGTAACAGAGGCACTTATACCTGACAGATTATATATACCTGTAGCACCACTGAATGTTGCGGAGCCAGTACTCCCAACAAGCCCTGACGTAAAGTCTGGTGCACCAGCCGAGGTCAAGGAGTAGACACCACCAACAATCGTTTTGTCGTTAACTGTCCCAGCCGTTGCCGTACAACACATTGCAATGTTCGTGATAGTCACCGACTCAGTTGCGTACAACACGTTTCCCACACAGGTATTTGAGGCACTGTTACCAAGAGCAACACCAGTAGACGCAATAGCACCTCCGTCAGTTGGAGCATTCCAACCAAAAGGCACTGTTATCCATCCGTTATACGTCACTGCCGCCATCTACTATTCACCTCTATCCAGTGGTTGGCTCAACCCGAACCATTACGTCAGTTGATGGGTCTATAACGATAGTGTTCCCTATCGCATTGCTTTGCATACGGTCAAGATAAGACGCTAGGAAGTAAATCACCCCGTCGTTACCTAGTCCATTTTCAGTAACTGGATTCTGTTGGTTGGGCTGTAAATCACCACGTTGAATGTACAGATAAGACCCGGGTTCAGTTTCGACAACCCAGTTCAAACCATCAACCCACATAGACAGAATTTTAATCGTTTGCGTCATGCTTTCAAGGTCTCATTATCAACCCACTTGAGCCTATGCCAAAAAAACGCCCATGTAAACAATAGTCCTATGCTGAAATTAAGGAGTATGACAGACCAATGTGGAGTTGATAGGTTTATAACATTGAATAATCCAATTGCCGCTACCGCTATTAGGCTAAAACGAATCCATGACCTTACAAGAAAACTCTTTTTTTGAATAGGCGAGTCCTCATGTTGAACAAGAAACATGAACGCCGTAACCGAGATAGTAATCATACTAGAAGGGACTAGGTTTATATATGTCAATATACTCATCATGATTCCTTCTTAGGCTCAATTTTACTATTGAGTTTTGTAATACCCGTTCTATCCAAAATGAGTTCGACTCCCTTGAGTCCAAGCACACCTAGTAGAAATGCGAATCCAAGCATATATTTTGCGTCTTTTACATGAAGCATGTCGGCAACGATAGGAGTCAGGTATGTAGCCGATGCAGTACCAGCAACGACTGAGCCAAATGATGCCCCCAGATTCTTACTTGAATCCTTGCTTGCCATAATTAATGAACCGACAAACCCTGCAATTGCTTGCCCGATATTTATTCCAAGTTCTTCGGCTTTCATCTTACACATCCCTTGTTGTTGAACTAATTGTTACGTATCGCTCAGGTTCATTTTGCGATTGAGCAAGTTCATTTGCCATTTGTTTCTTTATTGACCCGACGGAGAATACAGGAGTGTCAGAGTCTTGCCTTATAAAGAAGGCTATCAGTGCCGTCATCATTGCTGGAAGACCCGCACGAATGCCTTCAATCGATGACAAAGTAAGTGATTTCATTATTGAGCCAAACGTAGCCGTATCAGCAATGTGCTGGTCTTTCCACGCTGAATCGAACTCTGGTGCGGCACTAGCCATGAATGCACCGATTGCAATAAACAACATTCTTCCGTATGCTACATCTTTCACAATAGGTCACCGTCCTCATCACTCATGATGTCGCAACTAAGACTCAGGAGCAATGCGTTGTCACGACCATTGTCAACGCTTTCTACGGAAAAGACACGTCCTTCAATCAATCCACTTGTTACACGGACTCTGTCTCTAGGAAGTACGTCGGTATCAAGAGGCACACGTATTGTCCAGTTGGAACGGGCTTGCATCACACCGCCCTGAATAGACTCATCGCCTGAGGACTGATTAATGCGGCACTTGCAATAGGATGAGATACGCCACTCAGTAAGAATCCCACCAACTCCGTCAGAAAGAGGAGAGTTGCGTAGGATATCAGCGGTAGTCGGTAATGCTCGACGTGCCATCTCAGCACGGATAGGTGTTAGGTGGTCTTCAGGATACATGGCATCAGACTATCTCCATCGGTCTATATCGGCTTGCCGCCTTCATGCACTGGTCATACAACTGACTCATACGCACATTTACGCTACCGTCTGATGCATCCGTCAACTCAACACAACGCTCCGCCTTCATAAGCCAACCACGCCAAGCGGCTCGCTTGATGTCATACAGTTCTTTGTATGTAGGCCCTACGTCTAGAAACACAACCCCATTGTCGGTTGTAAGGCTATCCCTACCTAAAGTGTTCCAGTTTGGTTCTGTAGCACTGGTTGTTCCAGCGTATTTCACCCTATATAAACGACCATTGAATGTAACTGGATATACAAAGTCTCCAATAGTGTAAGCCGTACTGGCTTCCCATAGCAAACCACGCTGTGACTCATCAACAACGGCAAGGATGTCATCCGTAGACAATTGTGGTTGTCTGTCAGACGCACACATACGTGCGACTTCAAGGGCGACTTCCTCACGAGTTTTCATTAGGTTACCAATACCTCTCCACCATTTGCTCCACGCAATGTAGCCGTAGATGGAATTTCTTTTGAACGGGACAAGATGGCAAATGCTGTTACAAATCCACCTGTTACCCCCGAGCCAATTGTAAGCACAAGGTCAAGATAACGCTTGCGTTTTCGCATGTCAATTTGGAACACAAAAAACTTGTTGTCGTCTGTAGCAGTAGGGCTAAGCGAAGCAGGCCCGTTAGCACCAGTAATGTCAATGAACCCAGACCCCGATGTATCTGACTCTTGAATCTTACAGGATGTTACCGCTACGTCAGTTGCACCAAGGTAGACATAAACTGATACCCAGTCATACTTCACGCCATTCTGTACTGAGTCAACCTCAGCAGTAGTAAATGATGCATTATTAATGATTGCGGCAGGCGGGGTAATACTTAGAATCTTTTGGTCGAGGAAAATAATCATTTTTTACCAAAATAGCCCCCTTGCTTGAAGGGGGCTATTCAAAGGGTGCTAAATCAGGAGTTCAGTACCAGTTATGCCACGAGTAGTGGCTGTAGATGGTGCTTCCTTCATTCGGTCAAGTATTGCCCATGCACAACCAAGAGTTGCGGCAGTAGCAGTACAAACAACCTTGAGATAGCGACGTGTTTTCCGAACATCTACGTTGATGGAGAAGATTTTGCCATCATCGGTAGTTGTCGTGACAACACCAAACGTACCACCAGTTCCATTGCCAGTTGCTGGAATGTCTACAAAACCAGAACCGGATACATCGGAATGTTGAAGTTTGAAGTTGCCAGCGGTGATGTTTCCAGCACCAATTACGCCAAACATATAATAGATGACTGCGTAATCAGTCTTGACACCACTCTGAACCGTATCAAGTTCAGCGGATGCAAGTGCAGTGCTAGAAATAGGAGCCAGTAGTTTGACTACCTTTTGGTCTAAACCTTGAATCATGTTTGTTCTCCAGTGGGAGGTAATTTCTTACCTCCCACAAAGTTAATCACTACGAGGATGCAGTGATGAGTCCGACGACTGGGCCCGGGGCACGAAGTGCCGCTGTAGCGGAAGCGTTTCCAACGTCATGAACGTTGATATCAAAACGCTGTGTTCCACGAAGCGTAAGTTC